CGTAGGGACGGCAGCGCCATTGCCGAGTACCAGACCCCGCCCGGACATCGCACAGCGAACATGATGCACGCGCTCCGTGTGGTCCTGGACGATGACACCTGGCGGGATGCCTGGCTACCGTGGGTTGAGCGCAAGGGTGACGCCGCTGGCGCGAAGGTGTTTGAGCAAAGCGACGCGGAACAGCAGCATCAAGCCTTCGAGGCATGCAAGAAGCTGTCGGACTCGAAGTTCTACGCCGACGTCCTGAAGCGCCCGCATCCACTGACCTGGCATCTGGCCGAGGGCGCGAACCGCGCTGTCTATTTCTGCCGGGCCGGCCTGGGCGATATCGTCATGTCCATCCCGGCGCAGAAGGCCCTGGCCGAGCTGGCCGGCGAGCCGATCGACATCTTCGACGGCGGATTCCACCAGGGCGATCAGATGCGGACCTTCCTTGAACGCCAGTCCTGGGTGCGGAAGATCACCGCGGAGCGGCCCGACCTCACATACTACAAGTACGCGGCGTCCGAATACTGGGCCAAGGGGCCGGGCTTCGCGCCGGTCGAAAGCAAGGTCGGCGTGCCGAACCGCCACTGGCGGCGATACCACGAGGTGGAATCGAATATGCAGGCCGTGCGGCAGTGTGGCTATGCTGGCCCAACACCTGCACTGAGCCTGAGCACATGGGAAGAGCCGCAGAATCTCTTACCGCCCGAGGCCGTTGTGATAGGCGCGGGCGGCCGCTCCCACGACAGGAAGAAGTATCCACATTGGAAAGCGGTATCGGAACTGCTGAAGGCGGCCGGCGTCCCCCTGGTATTCGTGGGCGTCAAGGACACCGACGAGCCCTGGATGGATACCGTGGGCCTCAACCTCTGCGGCACTACGGATCTGTTGACCCTGGCCGGCGTGCTGAACATGGCGCGGCTCTACGTGGGGATCGACAACGGGCCCTCGCACCTTGCCGCCGCGATGGGCACGCCTCAGATCACGCTCTATGGCCCAACACAGGAGCGGAAGAACGTGCCCTGGGCGGCGAACGTCCGAGTGCTGAGGGCCGACGAATATGGCTGTTGCTGCTACGAACATCCGCGACGGAACGCCTGCTCGATCTCCGATGGGACCGGCAAGGCATTCGACGTGGGACCATGCATGCGCGCTATTCGCCCGGAGTATGTGGCTAAGCAGGTGATGGGCGCTCTGAACGATGCCGGCTGGACCCGCGAGCTTGTGCGGGCAAGGTTCTACAGCGCCAAGCAGCGGATCGAGAACGCCGGCATGAAGCTGTATCAGGACGCCGGCGAGATGGCCGACCTGATGGAGTTGCTCAGCCGCCCTCAGGTTACGCGCATCATCGAGATCGGCGCTTACGATGGGGCGTGGGCCTATTGCGCCGCCGAGACGCTGGGCGCGCCGATTGAGATACTACACATCGACCCGGAGCCGCGGGCAGGATACGTCCACACCAGGGCGATGATACACGACGCCGGCCATGATCTGACGTTCATCCCGGCCACCTCGGACAAGGCGGTGGACGGCGCGCGCACCTGGTGCAAGGAGCATGGCCTGGCTGACGTGCTGCACATCGACGGTTGCCACGACATGGATGTCGCGCTGCGCGACTGGAAGAACTACAGCCCGCTGGTCCGGCCAGGCGGGTATGTGGTCTTTCACGATATCTCGCCGTACCGGCCCGATCCCGGACCCTACCATGTATTTACCGATGTCTCCCGCACCCATCAGAGTTGGACGTTCTCAAGCCGCAAGGTGGACAAGGGCACGGGCGTTGTGCGCCTGCCCGGATCTGATGGCGCGAAGCGGGAGGCCACACCATGATCCGCCACGTCAACGATGCGGGCGAAGATGTCTGCCGGCCGGCGTTCCGGCTCTCGGCTATCATGTCGGTCTACGCTGCGGAGGATACGGTGCTGGAGGCCATCGCGTCCGTCTACCCGTATGTCGATGATCTGACCATCGCCTGGGGCCGGGACGAATGCTTTGACTGGAAGGCCGACGGCACTCTGGATCTGCTGCGCGCGCTGCCCGATCCGGACCACAAGGTCCGTCTGATCGAGCGCCAGGTGTGGCCGGGCCGCCGGCAGCAATCGCGCAATGCGATGCGCCGGGCCTGCTGCGAGCGTCTGGTGGCGAGCCACCTGTTGATCCTCGACGCGGACGAGATTTGGGCTGGCCTGGACACGTATCGGGCAGCCCTCGAAACTGGCGCCGTGGCCGGCGGCACACCACTGACGGTGACGTTCTGGCACGGGCCTGAACACTGGATACATGGCGGCTCATTCAATCGCTGGGGCACCCGCTTCCCCTGGCCCTACAGTGGCGCCGTGTCGCCGCTGAGTCGGCTCTTCCCGTGGTCGGCGAGCCATAGGTGGTCTGGCATCCATGTGATGCCCAGGGACGCCTCTGGGGCCGAGGTCTGGCCCACCGCCTGGAACGGCATCCGGCACGCTGCCGCCAGCGTCTTGGGCAACCGCTGCACCCTTTACCACCTGGGGCATGCGCTCCCACGCGCGAAGATGGCGGAGAAGGCGCAGTTCTACGAAGCCTACGACGGGCGGCGCGGACGCACGCGCTGGGCCGAGTGGGACGGCTCGTGCGGCCCTACCGGCGATGGCGTGGTAGAGGCCGTTTCGTGGCCGCTGCCGCCGCTGGTGGCGCGCGCTTTCGACAAGATCGGCGCGGGCCAGCCGGCGTAAGTCTTGCCCCACACGCCAGATAAAAACTTCCCGAAGTTCTGCGGTTTTCCCTTGACTGCCCTTGCCGCAGGTGTTATAATGGCGCTCGTGATGGCTGAGGCCCACGACAAGGAGGGCGGATTATGAAGATAACCGCTGACATGCTGCGCGAGCACAACGCTTGCCAGGGCCAGGTCAAGAGATTCGAGGCCGAATGGCCGGACGGTGTGCGGGTGACGCTGAAAGCCTGCAAGCGGGCGGTGGAGCTTGGGCTGGACCTGGACTGGGCGGCGGAGAACCTGCTGTCAGCGGACGCCGGGACGGTATACGACGCCGCCACAGTGGACGCCTGGGAGGTATACAACGCCGCCATAGCGGACGCCGGGACGGTATACGACGCCGCCACAGTGGACGCCGGGACGGTATACGACGCCGCCACAGTGGACGCCTGGGAGGTATACGACGCCGCCACAGTGGACGCCTGGGAGGTAGAAGACGCCGCCATAGCGGACGCGTTCTACCGGGCGGCGAAGATAGCATAATCCCTGGGAAGGGAGGCGGGAAGATGAAGAATCGTGATATCCAGGTTGGGAAGGTCTACGCGGCGAAGATATCCGGCGTAGTTGTGCCCGTGCGGCTGGCGGGCGAAAGCCGGCACGGTGGCTGGGACGCCATCAACCTCAGGACCGGCCGTATGGTGCGGATCAAGAGTGGGCGGAAGCTGCGGTACTAGGTGACAGATCGGCCACACCACAACTGATAGGAGGAGGCCATCATGGACTACGCAGAAGCACTGGCGCAGGCACGCCGTATCCTGGGCCACACGCAACATGACGCCGCCCAGTGGATTGGCGTGGCCGAGGCGACGTACAACCGGTGGGAGCGTGGCCATACCCGGCCGACTGCCGGTCTGCAAGAGCGGGCGGTGGCCCGCTATCTTCGAGCCGCACGGCGGCTCATATCTCGGACGGAGGGCGCAGACGATGGCGAGCAAGGATCAGGAAGCACAGAAGCCGGTAGAGGTGGGTGACCCGGTAGCGGCCGAGGCCCGGCGCGAGGTGCGGGCGAAGTTCCACCGCCGGCCGGACGACGGCTACTTCGGGCTGGCCTGCACGCTGGCGCGGGCCGCTGCGGAGGCCGCGGCGAACGACGACGCCGGCCTACTAGGAGGTACGCTATGACACGGCACCGAAGCGCGCTGAAGGCCATCCAAAAGGCTATTGAGCCTATCCGTGGTGCAGTCAATCGTGCGCTTGCGGATGATGCTGCGCCCGACCCCATCCCAGATACCGCCTACCACGACGATTACGAATTGTCAGTGAACATCCACTGGAACTGGTCCAAGGGCGATCCAGGCAGCCACGACACGCCGGCCGATCCTGCTGGCGCCGAGGACGTTTCCGTGACGCTCGGCGGCCACGACATTACCGCGATGGTCCCCGAGTCGGAACTGCGGTATATCTGCGAAGAGCTCATCGTGAGGCGAATGGAGGAACACCCATGAGCGATGCACTCACACCACGCGATTACGCGAAGCTGCTGAGGCCGCACGATCCCAGCAACGCCTATCCGCAGCCCGAGGCGGACTTCTGGCGCAAGTGCAAGAAGGAACAGCGCCGCGACGGGTCGCCCATCTGGGTCACGCCGCCCATCATTCGACATACCGGCGTGCAGATGCTGGCCACGCTGTTCGGCGTCCAGGTGATGGGCGAAGTGTGCTGGCCTGAGCGGGACACGACCAAGGGCAAGTTCGCGCTCACCTGCGAGGTGGTGGTGGCCGGGTACAAGCCAGTATCCGAGCTGACCGTGCTCGCGCTGACGGGCAAACCGCACATCACGTTGAGCAAAGAATGGCCGGTACCGGAGATGACCATGCAGATCGGCGAGGTGAACTACGAGAACGCGGGCATGACCGGGCGGCAATACCCGCAACTGTTCGCCTACAAGCGGGCCTTCGACCGGGCGGTGCTCGACCACCTGTTGATCTTCAACGCCTATGGCGACGTGGAGGCGCCGGAGTTCGCGCAGAACGCGGACTACGAGGCGGCTCGCCGGCAGCCGGCAGCGCCAGACACAGGCTCGCGGGTGCTCGTACCTGGCCGCGATTGGGCGAAGCTGGACAAGGGCATCCGCGATATCGCCCGTGCCCTGGTGAGGGATTACGGCGAGCCACGGGACAAGGTGGACCAACTCTACCTGGACGTGGCGGGCGATCCCGAGACGCTGGAGGCAGCGCTCACCAAGTGGCTGGAACGTAAGCAAGCGGGCCTGAAACAGGAAGCATCCGATCTGTTCGGAGGGCAAGACGATGACCGCGAATGACGGTGGACCGGGAGACGGGGGCAGGATGAGGCAATTGACATACACGATGTCTGTCGGGGCTCGGCTCCCCCGCTGGTGGTGGGGGGCAAGCGGACGCCTGGTGTCTGGCACCGACATCTTGATAGCGGGGACGAGCGGGGTCGCACTATCCCGCTCCACCTGGCGGGTGACGTTCTGGTTCTGCCGGTCGCCGCGGCTGTTCGCTCCGTGGGGCATAGGCGATAAGCGCGTGTATGGTGAGGCGACCGTCCCGGCATGGTTTGAGGCGGCGGCAAGAAGGGAGGTTGAATGATGGCGGAGCTTGAATACCATTCGTACTCACGGCTCAAGACCTATGCATGTCCCTACCGGTTCCACCAGCACTACATCAAGGGCGTGCCTGACGTGGCGGGCCGTGCGGCCCAGGTGGGCGGCGAGCTACACCGGCTCATTGCCAATAGCCTCGCCGCCGACAATCCCAAGGCCAAGGTCGGCGCGCCAGATCCGCGCGACGTCGTTCCGCCGCCGCCTGACGTGATGTTGGAGGCCGCCGATCTGTTTGCCGAGTGGCAAATGCAGGAGCCGTTGCAGGGCATGACGGTTCTGGCCATCGAGTGGCCGGTAGAGATCGAGTTGCCGGATATGACGATGTTCCGGGGCCGGCTCGACGTGGTCTGTGACTGGCACGAGATGCTGGTGGTCTACGATTGGAAGTCCTCGCGCCACATGCCCAGCAGCCTCGGCAACGACCCGCAGCTTGCGACCTATGCGCTGCTGGCCGACCGCGAGTTCGGCATGGGCCGCGCGGAAGGTGTCCTGGTCCGCCAGTATTTCACGCGATTCGGACGCCATTTGGAGGCCCAGGTGTCCAGCGTTGGCCGCTCGAACGTGTACTGCACGCTTGCCGAGTTCGCCCAGCGCCTGGGCAATGCCGACGAAACGGTAGAATGGCCGGCCCAGCCGTGCGAGTCCTGTACATTCTGTAGTCTGACCTGCCCCTTGCCCCCAGTTGTCACCAGACCGCCCCAGCTCGCCGCTGACGCGACATTGCTGGCCGAACGCGCCATTATGCTCGACGCGCAGGCAAGTGCCGCTAAGGCCGCCCTACGCGCCTGGTGCAAGGAGCACGGCCCGGTCACGGCAGCGGGTCGCATATTCCAGATACATCAGTCAATGCAGGAGAAATGCGGCCTGTCGCCGCGCGAGCTGGTGGAGCGGTTCGGGGACGCCGCCTGGGGCTGGCTGGGTGTAGACCACAAGCGGGTCGGCAAGGGGACGCCTGAGGATGCGGGCGTGATGGTCCAGGAGCCTGGCCGGCAGACGTTCACCAGCAGGAAAGCGGATGCGGAGTAACAACTGGGCCACAGACCCACAGATAACGGAGGCGTAGGATGGCAAAGGAGAATGCGTCGTATAGAGTTCTACAGGCCCTGAGGTTCAGGAGCGAGACTCTCGACCCGGACGGCCTTGATGGGTTTATCGATCTCACCGGGCCGTTGGCAGATCGCGATGCCTGCCTCAAGTGGTGCCGCACGCACAAGGTAGATACCGGCAGATTTCAGATCGCCAAGTTCGTTGGCGACCGGTTCAGTGTTGCGGTGGAAACCGTCGAGAAGCGATCCATCGTGCCGGCAGCGGCAGACGCTGACCCCACAGACAAGATGGTGTAGGAGGCCAGCATGGTAGAAGCAGACTCCCAGCGGCGCATGATTCTGATGCATCTGCTGCGTGGCGAGCCCATCACGCCACGCGCGGCCCTCGATCTGTATGGCTGCCTTTGCCTCGGCGCGCGCATCTACGATCTGCGCGAGCAGGGGTGGCCCATCAAGACAGAGATGGTTGCCAGGGCTGGGAAGCGATATGCGGAATATCGGCTGAGCCCCACGTGGGAGCAGAAAATCCTTGACATTGGCGGGCGCAGGCTGTAGGATGGCGGGTGCTCGACGCCCCCCTGAAGGAGCGACGCACCATGCAGCATACCTGGACACCGGCGGCCCCTCCTTGCGCTCGCTCCACGGCAAAGGGCTTCGAGCACCGTCGGTGTCCACACTTCCCCCGAGGCGCGCTGTGGCCCAGGATACATGGCTGAAGCTGTGGCGCAAGTCGCTCGATAGCGCCGTATTTGCAGATGCGAATCTGTGGAAAGTCTGGTGCTGGTGCCTGATGAAGGCCAATCACAAAATCACTCACGTGCCGGTCTCAACGGGCAGGGGAAATACCATCGTCACCTTGACCCCAGGACAGTTCATTTATGGCCGAGCGGCAGCGTCAAAGGCGCTGAAGATGCCAGGCACGTCCGTTGAGGGTCGCTTGGCGAAACTCATAAACACCCAAAATCTCGTCAGGCAATCCGTCAGCCACTATTCTGTCATAACTATTGTCAACTGGGCGCGTTACAACGGCCAGTGCGCAGAGAATGGTCAGGGAACCCGTCAGGCAACCGTCAGGCAACCGTCAGGCAACCGTCAAGCAACCGTCACAGACAAGAACGTTAAGAAGGTACAGAAGGTTAAGAAAAAGGATGTACGGATCTTGTCCAGACCTGCGGCGGGGGCCGCAGTCTGTCCCGTCGAGCTGCGCGATCTGGTGCTCTACGCTGACGGCGAACAGGACGGACACACGACACGGCAGCGCGGCATACTCAAACTTTGGCGGCAGTGGCCCACGCTGAAGGCTGCCTGGGAACAATCATATCCGGCTGTCCGGGTTCTGCCAGAAGTGCGGAAGGCGCACGCCTGGGAACTCGCACACCCGGCCAAGCGGAAGGTAGACCGGATACGGTTCCTGGGCACCTGGCTTGCCCGCCAGCAGGATAGGGGTGGCTCGACAGAGTTTGAGACCGAGGCCGATGCGGCTCGGTTCGCGTGGCCAAGTGAGAAGAAAGAAGGAGACCAGAGCAATGGCAGCGCTCCAAGCTGAGACTGTCCGCGTGTTGATGGACCGTTTTCGTGCGCGCTTCAATCTGCCCGACAAGCTCATGAAGGATGGGCCTTTGTGGTTGGAGAGCCTGTCACAGGCCGGCCTCCAGGAGGAAGATGCAGCGCGTTTCTACGAGGGCTTCGTAGATCATTGGACCGAGCCCCGTAACCCTAGGCTCCATAATCTGCTGAAGGTGCTAAGGTATGGCTCATATGGCAAGCGGCCAGCAGCACCGCGGGCGCGATCTCCCTATGCCCTTGCCTGTGCGTTCTGTGATGATTCTGGAGGGTTCCCTGTCGCCGCGCCAGCGGTGCTTCTCCACACCGCCATGACGGTTGAGGAACTACGGTTCACGCCAGGCCAGATGTGGCCGCACCACCTGGCAGGCGACGCGAAGGGCCTTGAGGCGTGGAGTGTGCCATGTAAGTGCGATACAGGCAAGCGCATGGCCAACTCGGTGGGGTTCCGGTACTCGAGCCCTGCCCAGGCGGAGGAGTTGAGAGAGTTGTTCATCCCGTTCTTCATCGAAGCCGCCGGTGGGCGATGGCGGCTTGAGCCTGGGTGGCGTTTGCAGGCATGGGCTGCATGTCTGACCTACCGGCGGCGGGCTCGGGCGCAGAATTGGGAGCCGAGCCCGCGGCGTGCATATGACCCACAGACGGAAGGAGGGACAAATTACCCGGCGCGGATCATGGCGAACATACGGGGCATAGCCCATGGCTGGCAGGTAAGCGGTGCGGACGTGCCGTTTTAGCCCACGGTCAATCGAGCAGCCCCCAGCGGGCTGGCGTTTATCGGAGGACGCATCATGATGACGCTCGGATTTCTCGGCGGCTTAGGCGACCTGCTCGCCAGCCGTGTTGTGCTGCATGTCGTGGCGGTAATCATCAGCGCCCTGTGGGGCTCAAGCTGGGTCCGCAAGTGGCGCAAGGACAGGCTGGACGGTACGGAGGCGGAGCTGTTCGAGTTCGCCCGTGCCTCGGTCCAGGCCACGTGGGAAAACTACGTGGAGGAACTGAAGGTGGGCCGGGCGGATGGGAAGCTGACCGTCGAAGAGCGCCAGATTGCCCGGCGCAAGGCGCTGAGTTCGCTGAAGGCTCGCGTTACCGGCAAGGCCCGTGAGTTGTTTGAGGCGTTGGGCAAGGCCGAGCGTGATGTACTGATTGAGGACGCGGTGTCCTCGATGAAGGAAGGCTGACATGACGGAGGAGAAGATGGCGAAGGACGACGCACAGAAGAGTTTCGAGAGTGAGGTGACCCCGGCCGCCGAGGCGCCAGTTGACCCTATCGTCAGCATCGGCACTGCAATCGTGGCTCTGCTGGAAAGGATCGAGCAGCGATTGGCCGCCACCGCCGGCCCGTTGGCCGGCCAGGAGGATCTGGAGCCGTCCCGCCTAACAACGGTGTGGACGCATCCGTCAGGGCACATCCTGTCGGACGACCAGTATGGCCGCACGATATGGGATCTGACGGGTCGCTACGCGGAGGTCCGCGCGCGTGTGCTGGCAGCTGCGGGCGAGCGGACCGACATCGCCTGGTATCGTACCGACGATAAGGGCCGCCGGAAGGCAGCAGGCAGAGAGTATTTCCAGGCCGGCAGGTTCGCGGAATGAGGCGGGAGGTCGCCTGCGGCGTGGCTATATGACACGCGCGGAGCGGTTGAGCTGTCGCCCGTGGACCGAAGAGCGGAGATGCAACCCAGTGTACTTGGCATCAAGGCTCCAAGCGGAGAGCCGGGGTAGGGCCGGCCAGGCGACCAGCACACTATTACACTGAAGGGAGACGTCGGTGGTGAAGAAGGGAGTGCCTAAGAAAGACGGGAGTGGCAGAGGTTCACGAGCCAATCGTGGGCGAGGCGGATGCACGCCAACCCGCAAGACCGGCAGAGGCCGGAACAGCTGACGTCACGGGTGGTCGCCTGCGGCGTGGGCAGAGTTACTACGCACCCACGGGCACAAGTCGCCCCTATTAACGGGGACAGGTCGGCGAAAGACCGGCCAGGCGACCACTACTTACGTCCAGTCGAGCAGAAAGGAGATGGCGATGGAAGGTGATGGGACTTATATGGGGCACACGTACCGACCTGGGCAAGATCGCATCAAAGAGCTGACAGCCGAGAACGAGCGGCTGCGGGGGCGGGCCACTGGCAGCGATGTTATGCGTAAGGTTCACAAACCAGGAAAGCCGGGGCAGGACCGGCCAGGCGACCGCCAACACACTGAACGGAGGAGAAGATGGCAGACACACCCACACAGTTGATACCGAACAACATCGCAACGGAAATCTTTGAGGCGCATACCGAAGTAGTGCAGTTTGCGACCGCCCACGCCTCCGCCAAGCTCGTGCTGAAAGCGGCCCGCGAGGACCTGGAGGAGGCGCAGACACGCCTGGCAGACCTGATCAGCGAGGCGAAAAGCGGCCAGACAAAGATGTTCAACGGTCAATAGGAGGAGTGAGCCATGTTCGAGGACGCCGATGCGCCACTGGGCAACGCACATGAGCAACTGGACGCGCGCAGGGCGGCCGATGCCGATGGGGCGGTGCGGATGCGCGACCTATCGCAGAAGCACCCGTGGGGCGTATCCCTGGCCGTGCCAGTGGACCCCGAGCGGCAGGAGCAGGACGCGTGCCGAGCAAGTGCCGGCGTCTTGCACAACGGGATCGTGGCATTGGCCTCGACGCTTGGTCGCAGCCCCACAAGGACTATGAAGAGGCTCGCACTCGCGGTCGGTGTGCCTCCAACGCGCATACGCTCGTGGGCCGAGAACGGCATTCCAATCCCGGATATGCGGCGGCGGCTGTTCAATCTGATCGAGCAGGTCGCGGAGGCGGCGAGGGCCGAACGGATCGCAGCCGAGCCTGGCGGCGAACGGACGATGAGGCCGGCGCATGATGTGTAGCCGCCCTACGCGAGAAAGGAGGCGACGGTGGGTGACGAGAGCATATCCTTCGAGGTGACCGGCACGCTGCGCGGGTGGACTGCGCCATCGTTCAGCCGCAAGACCGGGCACGCCTACAAGCCCAACTGGGAGCGGGTGCAGCGCGAAAGCATCCAGGCCCAGGCTATGCCACACAGGCCCACCGATCCGTGGACGGGGCCGCTGGCGGTCACGCTGATGTTCCAGGTGCCGATACCCCGATCGTGGGCGCGGTGGCGGCGAGAAGTGGCCCCCGGCCATCCTGCGGTCGGTAAGCCGGACCTGGACAACATGGTCAAGGCGGTGCTGGATGCGCTCAAGGGGATGTTCTTCCTGGACGATACGCAGGTCGCATCCCTCATGGCCAGCAATCACTACAGCGCGGGCGCGCCAGGTGTGCGGATCGGGTTGGTGCAGATGGACGCGCTGCCGGCGACAAAGGCCGATTGGCTGCGAAGAGGGGGGGCCGAATGACCGTGAGCTTCACCCGCGATGCAGTCATCGTGAGCTTCGGAATCGTCCTAAGCTGGTATGCGGGGCGCCCGCAGCTCTACGTAGCGCTGTGGCGCTTTCGGCTGTCGGCGGGATGGGCGTAGGAACCACCGAGTTCATCACAAAGGGGAGGGCTACATGGGCGCAGTAGCGATTGACGACTATCAATCATTCCTGGCCGGCAAGCAGATGCTCGCACCAGCGGCGGGACCGACCATCGCACCGGAGCAGGTTCATCCGATGTTGTTTCCGTTTCAGCGGGACATTGTCTGCTGGGCGGTGCGGAAGGCCCGGTGCGCAGTGTTTGCCGATACCGGCCTCGGCAAGACGTTTATCCAGATAGAGTGGGCCAGGCTCTTGGGGTGCCCTACGCTAATCATTGCTCCTCTGACGGTGGCGCGGCAGACAGTCAAAGAGGCAGCGAAGATTGATGTGGTCGTTCAGTATGCCCGTAACCAGGGCGAAGTGACGGCCCCCATCGTCATTACGAACTATGAAATGATTCAGCATTTCGACCCCGCCAAGTTCGGGGCAGTGATTCTGGACGAGTCCAGCATCCTGAAAGCGCTGGACGGCAAGACGCGGCAGAAGCTGACGGACATGTTTCAGAACACGCCGCATCGCCTCTGCTGCACAGCGACGCCAGCCCCCAACGATAGGGCGGAGATTGGCAATCACTCGGAATTCCTTGGGGTAATGACACGCTCGGACATGCTCAGCAGCTTCTTCGTGCACGATGATGACGGCTGGCGACTGAAGGGCCACGCACAGGATGCGTTTTTCCGGTGGCTTGCTTCGTGGTCATTGAGTATCTGCACGCCCAGCGATCTGGGCTACGATGATGACGGATTCATTCTGCCTGCGCTGACGGTCGATGCCGTGCTGGTCGATGTCGCCGGGGCACTGGAGGGGCAACTGTTCTTTACCGGGCTGAAGGGTATCCAGGACCGGTTGCGCGTGCGTCAGGCTACCGTTGATGTGAGGTGTCAGCGTGTAGCCGATCTGGTCGATGATGATGACGGGCAATGGATCATCTGGTGCGGGCTCAACAAGGAAAGCGATCTGATAACGAAGCTCATACCAGATGCCGTGCAGGTGAAGGGCACACAGACGCCCGAATCAAAGGCGCAGACTATCGAGGCGTTTCAGGACGGTGAGATCCGCGTGCTCGTGACAAAGCCGAAGATCGCCGGCTTCGGCATGAACTTCCAGAACTGCCATAGCATGGCTTTCGTGGGCCTGTCGGATTCCTGGGAGGCGTATTATCAGTGTATTCGCCGCTGCTGGCGATTCGGGCAACAATCCCCGGTAACCACCTACGTTGTGCTGTCGGATTGGGAGGCCGAAATCTACGCGAACATCATGCGGAAAGAGACGCAGAATCAGAAGATGCGCCGGTATCTGATCGAGCACGTCCAGGAGTTCGAGACCAAGGAGTTGGCGAACATGGTGCAGGACTGGAAATATGAAACGGACCAGACCGATGGCGATGGTTATACCTGGATGCTGGGCGATTCGGCGGAACGCGTTGCTACCGTTGAGCCCGACAGCGTAGGGCTCAGCGTGTTCAGCCCGCCGTTTCTGTCACTCTACACATACACCCCCACCGAGCGGGACGTTGGCAACGGGCGCACCGTTGCCGAGTTCTACGACCACATGAGATACATCAGCACGGCGCTACTGCGCGCGACAATGCCAGGTCGGTTGGCCTGCGTCCACGTTGCCCAGGTGCCAGCCATGCTGGTGCGCGACGGATACATCGGCATGAAGGACTTCAGGGGCAAGACCATTGAGCACTTCCAGGAAGCGGGCTGGATCTATCACGGGGAGGTCTGTATTGACAAAGACCCGCAGGCGCAGGCCATCCGCACAAAGAGCAAGGCGCTCCTGTTCACCCAGCTCCACAAAGACGCCTCATGGCTGCGGCCCGCACTGGCAGACTACATCCTCGTATTTAGGAAGCCTGGCGAGAACCCGGTGCCTATCAAGCCGAGCATCACGAACAATCAATGGATCGAATGGGCGCGACCCATCTGGTATGGGATCAACGAGACGGACACGCTCAACAAGGCCGAGGCGCGCGAGGAACGGGACGAGCGCCATATCTGCCCGCTGCAGCTCGAGACGATTCGGCGATGTGTGCTCCTGTGGAGCAACCCCGGAGATCTGATCTGTGACCCGTTCGGGGGGATCGCAAGTACCGGGTATGTGGCGTTGACAGAAGATCGGCAATTCATCGGCTGCGAGCTGAAGGCAAGCTACTATCAGGCAGGTGTGCGCAACTTGGCGCGGGCCATCGCGACAAAGGAACAACATTCGCTGTTCGCATAATGCTGGCCGATAGGGCTTGACACCGAATAGGTCGGAGCATTACCATAGTGTGCAACGATGGGCACGGAGGGCGCGACGCCTGCCGTGCCCTTTCGCGTTAGGAGGATTGCAGAATGCTCGACTGGCTCAAGCGGAAGAAAACGTATCTTGTCAGTGCCGTTGGCGTGATCGGTGGGGTGGTGCTCATTCTGGATGGCCAGCTTGAAACCGGCATCGCCGCGATCCTGGCCGCGCTGGGCCTGGGCTCACTGCGTGCGGGTGTCGCCAAGGCCGAGGACGCCGCAACCACGGCGAGGTAACAGTGCCACCAATCCTCCAACGGAGTAGACATCATGCCGTGGTATTGCTATGTGCTTGTCGCCATCGGCGTGCCCTATGTGGGCTGGGTGGCCATATCGATCATCAGCCTGCAACTGACCTGCGTAGATCTGAAAAGTAGACTCGTGGCAACAGAAGAAGCGGTCGTGGCCCATGCCACACAGTGTACCCGGCTGGTCGCCGAAAGTGCGGAGGTCGGTAAGGCCGTCGCCCGGATCGAAGGCAAGCTGGATGCAGCGGATCTGCACACCGTTGTCAAGGCATTGAAGCTCGCGGGAATAGCCACGGAGCCGCCGAATGAGTGAACAGGCGGGAGCCACACGCGATGCCACAGATTGACGCAATAATGGAAGCGTGCGCCCGTCTGAGGGTGCAGGGCAAGACCTGGGAGGAGATCGCGGATGAGCTGCCCAGGGCCTCTGAAACGATGCGGGCGTGGCCATACAAGCGGGCCGACGAATGGGGCCGCGCGCTGGTCACCGCCATCGATGAGACGCTGCCCACATACGAGAACGAGGCACTGCTGGTGTGTCGCCAACACTTGCGCCAGGGGGCCGACCCTGCGCCATCTGAGCGGCAGCTTGCGCAGGTGGCCGCACGCGATCTATTGCGCCACGTGCGCGAGCTGAGGGGCCGCCGGATGAAGTTCGAGGTGAGCGGGCCGGACGGCGCGCCGCTTCTGAGCACCACGGACCTCATTGCCCGATTCCGCAACGGTGCCGCCAAGCCGACAGAAGACAGTCCTGCTGAGGACGACCCGGAAGATGGTTCCTGATGTTACTTTCTCTTGATCGGAGGGAGCGATGAAGCAACGGCAGATAGGTGATGTTGTGTGCGCACTGGTGAGCCTGGACCGTGAGGACAAGGTTACCATTGATGGCTGTCCGGCGACCGAATGGAACCTGTTAGTGGGGCCTATTACGCGCATTCAGATAGGGTTTGAGGGCCGAACGTATGATGTCGCTGGCGACATGGCATGGCATATGTGCGTGCCTGTGGCGGGCTCTGACTGGCGAGGGAGGGCAGAGTGCGGCAAGGCTACTGCCATCAGACATCCCCGGTTCCGGGAACCCCATCTTTGGGATGGTATCCCTGAGCGGCAAGTCTACGATCTCTTCCCCACAACTGCTGATGATCTCCTGTCCCACCTGGAGAAGCGCGATGACGCGCAGAAAGCCCTCGATGGGTGCGTGATGGTTCTGGCAGGGCGCCTGGGGCCGCCCGACAACCGTAATCCTAACCAACCGCCTGAAGCGGCCCAGCCAGCGGCTACCACGCCCACAGACGTCCTCGGACAGGCCAAGCGCGAAGCCGAGGATGATGTGCAGGGCGAAGTCGCTGAGCTTGTCGATACGGAGTAAGGCATGGCAGTTGACGTGGCCGAACTCACGCCCGAGGTAGTAGACGATTATCAGGCGGGGGTGTGGGCCGATCCGGTGGGATTCATTGAGTATGCCCTCGGTGTCACGCTGTGGTCGAAGCAACGCGAGATCGCCGAGTCTGTGCGTGACCATCCGCTGGTAGCCGTGCGGTCTGGCCATGGTATCGGCAAGAGCAAGCTGGCGGCCTGCCTGGCTATCTGGTTTCTGGAAACTGCCTGTCCAGGCTACGTAGTGACCACGTCGAGTTCGTGGATGGGCATCAAGAACGTGCTGTGGCCAGAGATCCGCAGCACGCTCAGCTACGCGCCAGCGCGCCACATACTGACGCCAGCGCCCTTGATGCTTCAGTGGGCCCGTGGGGAGCAATGGGGGGCCTTTGGCGTGTCGGCTGAGAAGCCAGAGAACTTCGCCGGGTTCCGCACAGAGAACGGCATCTTCATCATCGTGGACGAGGCGTCCGCCTTGGCGCTGCCCATCTACGAGGCCATCATTGGGCTTACTGCCACCGCCGGTAGCCGGGTGCTGCTGATCGGCAATCCGCTCCGGCCAGAGGGTCCGTTCTACGAGGCGTTCTCCTCGCCAGAATGGGCCTGTCATCACGTGTCATCGACCGACTGTCCAAACGTGCTCGAGGGCCGCGATGTGATACCGGGCCTTGCGAATCGCAAGTGGGTCGAGGAACGGAAAGAGGAATGGGGCGAACGGTCGCCCGCCTATCGTGCCCGCGTGCTGGGCGAGTTCCCTGAGTCGGCCGAGGACGTGCTCATACCCCTGCACTGGGCCGAGGCCGCATTGGGCCGCGTGCCGTTGTCAAGCGGGACGCTCCGCGCCGGCGTTGACGTTGCTCGGTTCGGCGCGGACCGCACGGTGCTCTTGGTGCGTCGTGGCGGCAACGTGCTGCACCTGGAGATACACGAGAAGGAAGATACGATGGCCACTGCCGGCCGCGTCAAGGCCATGATCGAGGACCGCGGCATACCCCCTGCGAACGTATCGGTGGACGATGCTGGCCTGGGCGGGGGCGTAACAGACAGGCTGCGCGAGCAAGGGCTCGGCGTCAATGCGGTGACGTTCGGCAGCAAGCCAATCGACACCGTGCGATTCATGAACGTGAGAGCCGAGTGCTATTGGCTGCTGCGCGAAGCCTTCATTGAGGACGCCACTGATCCGATCTGCATACCGCAGGAGTACTCGGCGCTCGCGCGCGAGTGTGCGATAGCGCACTACGGATACAACAGCGCTGGCAAGGTGAAGATCGAGAGCAAAGACGAGATCAAGAAGCGCCTGCGCCGCAGCCCGGACCTTGCGGATGCCCTGGCACTGAGCTATGCGGCGGCCCCCCATTTCTCACTAACGGTAGGCTGATATGCGTACAGGCAAATGGAGCAAGCGGCGAGGGCCGCATCAGATACAAGCGCCACGCCGGAAGGTCGTCATGCCAAGTCCCATGCCGGTCGAGGGCGGCAAGGCCGCGCAGGATGCCGGGCCGGGCTGGGAGGTCGTGTTCGGCCAGAACAACCCGACCGATTGGCAGAACGCCAACGCCATCTGGGACCAACTCACATCTGCCCAGCTTGAGGTGATCTATCGCAACTCAGCGCTGGTGTATGGCTGCGTGCGGGAGGTCACCACGACGCTGGCCGAGGCGCCGCTGACGGTGGGCCGCGAGGTGGACGGCGAATGGGAGATCGTGCCCCACCCGCTTGACGCGATATTCGATGCGCCAACGCCAGACTATGACTACAACGAGTGGCTATACCTGTTCTGTTCGCGGTTGCTGTTGACGGGGCGCAGCTTCATCTGGAAGTTCCGCCAGGCCAGTGGCATGATCGGCGAGCTATGGCCGTTGCCCACGAACATGGTCAAGCCGATTCGCGGGACGGCAGAGGACAGGGGGCAGGTGATCAGCCGCCTGGTGCGTGGATATGAGATCAATCAGGGATTCAACCAGACGCCCAAGATGGCGCCGGCGGTAGACATGACCGACGCTCGGTTCCCCGATCCGGCCAGGACTGATGGTGGCGTTGGCCCCATGCAAGCGGCGTCGCGGGACTATCAGCTTGACCGTGGCCGTGAGGACTACCTGATAGAGATGCTGACGAACCTCAAGGTTCCCGGCATGGTGGTGCGATCCAGCCTGCCAGTGCCCACCAGCGAGAAGGATGCCATCCGGGCGGACCTCCACAACCGGGCCGGACACGGCGCGCGCGGTGGCCCGGTGTTCCTCAGCGGGCCAGACGCGGATATCAAGATGCTAGCGCCTCTGGCTGATATGGACTGGCCGGGCTTCGCCGGCATGGAGGAGAGCCGGATCTGCATGGCGTTCGGTGTGCCGCCTATCCTGGTGGGCGCCCGCGTGGGGTTGGAGAGCGCCACGTACTCGAACTATGGCCAGGCCCGCAAGTCATTCTACACCGAGACGATGTCGCCGCTGTGGGCCGCCATACAGGGCGTGCTCACCCGGTCCCTGTTGCGTCATGAGGGTGACGATGCGCTGGAGATACGGTTCGATCTGACGGACGTTGCCGGCCTGCAGGAGGACGCGAACGAGATCGCCGTCCGTGCCTCTACGCTATTCAGTGGCGGGATCATCACACTGAACCAGGCGCGGGCATTGATAGGGCAGCCGGGCGTGGGGTCCGCAGGTGACGTGCGGCGCATCCCGATCAACATCTCCGAAGAGCCCATAGGGGGTGGCGGCTGATGCCACTACCGACGCCCAATAGCGGGGAGAGCCAGGGTGATTGGATTACGCGATGCGCCTCCAACGAGGCGATGCTCGACGAGTACCCGGACCGCCAGCAGCGGCTGGCCGTGTGTCATGGCCTCTGGCGCGGGGGAAAGGCCACTGCACGGTCGCGGCGGGAGCAACTGCGATACTACGCAGAGTTCCGTTCTGAGATATCTGATACGTGGCTACCCAAGTATAAGGCCGCCGTCCAGAAGGAGCTTGCCCGCCAGGCGCGCGAGGTTGTGGCCGCTGTGGCTGAGGATGCGCCACTTGAGAGTCTGCAGGGCGAGTGGGCGGAGCGCCTGTTTCAGGTCCAGCGGCCTATGGCCATAGAGATGGCTGTGGAGGGTTACCAGTTGGCGGAGGCAGAGTTCGGCAAGACCGGTGGCGTGGCGGCTATCCAGGCCAAGCAGGCAGAGACAATCGCAGCGTTTGACCGCGCAGAACTGCTCGCAACGCACCTGGCCCCGGACGTGGACCGATGGCTGCGGACGGTTACTACCAAGATGTCTGACACAACCCTGACAGAGGCTGTGATGCAGGTGGACCGCGCCAGGGAGGCGGCTCTGACCGGTGCGGAACTATCGCGCACGCTCCGCACTGCGCTGGTGGCGCGCAGCAAGACAAGGGCCGATCTGGTAGCGCGCTCCGCCACAATCTGGAACTACAACCAGGGCGCGAAGATGCTCTATCAGGACGAGGGCGTGGCCGTGCTGGAATGGCTGGTAACGCAGGACGACGTTCTGTGCGAGTTCTGCGAGCCATTCGACGGCCGGCAGATCGAGATCACGGGCAGCTTTGTAGCGGGCGGCGAGACTGTTCCGGGCAGCCGTGGCGGCAGCCTGACTCCGGCGCTTGGCGTTGAGCATCCGCCGTTACATCCGAACTGCGTCGTGGGTGAAACGCCCGTCCTTGCCCCTGATAAGATCGCCGCATTTATCACCCCCTACTGCGGCCCGATAGTCGAGATTGGCTTTGCCGATGGCCGTAGGCTCACCGTCACCCCGAATCACATGCTCCTCACGTCCTACGGCTTTGCCAAGGCAGCGAGCCTGCGCGAGGGAGACCAGATATGCCACAGCCCCTTCGGTGATAGGATAGTCGCGGGTCACCCAAATGATGACGGTGAGCCAGCCCCGATCCGCGAGGTAATCGATGCGTTTGCGGAATCGCGCGGCGTGTCGGCCCGTCGTGTGCCAGTGGCCCCCGAATATCTCCACGGCGATGGCCGATTCTGTGATGGCGACATCGACGTTATAGCGCCCGACAGCTTTCTGAATGACGGTCTTGATGCCATGCCGAGCGAGGCGGTCCGCCAAGCGTGGCTCGCTGGGGCCGACACCAATGTGCCGCCTCTGCCGGGTATCCGCCCCCTTGCAGAGGCTTTCCTCTGTGCGGCTGCTACCGCGGACCGCATCATGGGCGGCCGCAGAGAGTCGCTGGCGTTCAGCCGGCGTGGCCTGAGCCATCCGCAGGAACATGGCCTGGCTGCGGGTGCGGGGGCTGATACCGGCCTCCAGGAGACGGCGCCGGATGGCCTTGCGGTCGCACTTACACAGCTCAGCAAGGGCGTTTTCCGAAACGCCAGATCGGTACATTTCGCAGACGTAGCGAGCATCGAGCTCAAGTCGTTTACCGGACATGTCTATGACCTCCAAACGTTTTCGTCATTATACACTTGCAATGGGCTGGTGGCAAGCAACTGTCGATGTGCAATCGTGCCTGTAGTATGAGGCAGAAGTTTCTTGACACGGAATGTGGGAGGCAAATAGAATGGGTGCCATGCCAGCGATGATCGATAGCACTGAACGCCGCACGTTGGCCCTGCGGGACATCGACCTGACATTCGGCCCGGAGGCAAAGGCCAATGCCGAGTCGGGGTGGCTGGAAGGCTACGCTAGCGTATTCAATGTCGTGGACCAGCAGGACGAGGTCGTGCGGCCGGGGGCGTTCCTCAAGACGATTGATGAACGTGTAGCCGCGGGCAAGGTCAAGCTGATGACGATGCACATGGCCTGGGCGGCGACACGATGGAGGTCGTGGGCACCATTACGCAGGCCAAGGAAGATGATCGTGGCCTGTGGATACATGCCGATTTCGCGTCCACCGACCATGCGCAAGAGGCCCGGAAGCTGGCTGTCGAGGGCCACGTGTCCGGCCTGTCCATAGGCTACAACGCCATCGCGGCCGCGCCGTTGACGGAAGATGGCAAGACGATTATCGAGCTGACAGAGCTACGTCTGCTCGAAGTAACGCTGACAGCCCGGCCGGCCAACGAACTGGCTGCTGTGACTGCGGCGAAGGAACTGGCATTAACGGTTCAGCGCGTGGACTCGCTTGCACCCGAAGAGGGCCGCGAGTTGTCCACTCAAGACCTGGACCGTCTCACTGCCTGCCGGGCTGCCTGTGAGGCGCTTGGCGGCAAGATAGACGCGCTGTTGACGCCGCCTGACACCGGGGATGATACCCCGACCGCCGGACACGCCGACCTGGATGCGCGCAGGAAGTGGCTGCAACTTCAGATATGACCGGAGTCTCAAATGAAAACACTGGCTGAACTGATAGCCTCTGGCGAGACCATGCTGCAGGAGATGGAAGTCCTGCGCGGGAAGCGTGCCGAGGCGGAAGATGATGACGCAAAGGCGGCAGCCGATGCCGCCATTGCTGCGAAGGAGGTCGAGTGGGAGGCGCTCACCGCCCAGATCGACATTGCCAAGGCGGAGGCAAAGAAGGTCGCGCTTCTGGCGGAGGCGAAGGCCCTGGCAACGGTCCGGCCGGCAGGGTCCGTTACCAGTCCCGGCACCCTTGAGGTGCCCGGCGAGGACCCCGTGGAGGGCGGACGCACGGCATTCTTCAAGTATATCGCCGGCAAGAGCCTGAGCAGCCGCGAGCAGGATCTGGTGCGGCCCAACCAGGAGACGTGGAAGGGCAAGGACGGTGCAGACGGCGTTGTGATGCCGAGCCGTCTGGCCAAGGCCATCATGCCGCGCTCCTACTCGGATGCATACTTCTCACCGGCAGGGATGGCGATGCAGCGATTCCTGGACGCCCGCGAGGAGTCGCTGGCGCAGGGCAAGACCATGTCCTCGGCTAACGCCGGGGATGCGAGCCTTGTGCCGCAGGAGTACATCCGCCAGCTTCTGGAATTGCCCGGCGAGGGCAACACCATGCAGTCGATGGTTACGGTCATGCCATCGAGCACGGGCGTCTTGACAATCCCGCGCCTGATCCAGACGGACGCCAACGAGTTTGGCGTATCGTTCTCGTGGATCGGCGAGGGTGGCGAGAAGCCGGAGACGGAGCCCGACTTCGAGCAGATCACCATCAGCACTTTCGAGCTAGCCGGCTACACCGAGATCACCAATCGGTTCCTCAGCCGTTCGGCATTCGACCTGGAGCCATTGCTGGCCCGGTTGTATCGGGAGGCGATGAGCTACCAGTTCATGAACGTGATCATCAACGGCTCGGGCGTTGGCCAGCCGTTGGGTGTGATCAACACGGCCGGTATCCGGCTGGTTGCTCGGAACGCGGCCGGAACAGTCAACTGGGTTGACGTGGTTAACCTCAAGCACGCACTCCCGTCTTACCACTGGCCGAACACCAGCTACGTGCTGGACTCCACCGTGTTGCAGCGGCTGGAGCGCACCCTCGATACGCTTGGGCGTCCGATCTGGAACGCCGGCGTATCCGCTGGTCCAGTGGACAAGATCAACGGATCGCCGTATCTCACCACCGAGCTGAGCCCGAACGTGGGCACGGCCGGCGACATCATCTTCGCGAACTGGCGCTGGTACTGGCTGGTTGTGGAGCAGGATGTCGTGGTGAAGCGGTCCGAGCACTTCAGGTTCCGCAACAACATCACGGCATTCACAGTCCACGCCGTCGTCGGTGGCAGGGCTGTTGAGCCGCGCGTGTTCGCACTGTTGCAGGCTTCGAGCTGATCGCACCTGCGCCCCAGGTAGGCCCGGCTGTCCACCGCCACCGGGTGGGCGGCCGGGGCCTACTGCAACGGAGGGGAATGCATGAAGTGGAAGAATGCGATATACCGGCTCTGGGCAAGCTGTCGCCGCGCATGGTCGTTTATATTCGACACGGCCAATCCGTACGGAGACTGCTGACCGCCAACTGAACGGAGGGATAGGTGGCGTGTGGTTTCGAGCACTGAAAGAGTTCGGCTATCTGACGCCGATGGGCGTCAAGCAAGTCATACATCCGGGTCAGCTTGTCGATGTCCTGCAGCGGGACGTGTCTGAGAGGCTGCTGGCCCGGGGTGCGATCATACCGAAGAATCAGAGCCACGCGTCTATCATCCGGCTGGGCCAGGCTGCCTCGCCCCATCTGCGGACAAAGCGTATCGGCCTGTTCATCTCCACGTCGCCGAACTACTCCGGCGGCCGGCTCCACATGTATCAATACGCCATTGCAATGGTACGGAACGGGGCGGAGGTCTGGCTGATCACCAATGCAAGGCCACGGTGGGCGAATGACTATGAGACGCCGGGTGGACTGCACCTTACGATCCTGGGGCAACACCCGATACCGCCGGACTTCGATATCGTCATGACCGATTCGAAGGTGGAGTTTGGGCGGGAAGCGCACGAATGGGCTCAGAGATATCCGCATATCCCGTTCGTCTGTTTCAACTTCGAGACACCGAACTGGGTCACGAAGTACGCGCCGGCCTACGCGAAGCGGCTGGCAGGCGGTGGTATCCGGGAGACGTTCCAGGCCGCGGACGTGGTATTCGCCAACTCCTCAGAGAGCCTCCGGCACTGCATTGAGTGGCTGGGCACCAAGCCGGTCACGGGCGTCCTGCCGCCTGCGGTGAACACCGACGCGCTTGCGCATCC